GGGTTGGGATTCAGGGCGCATTCATGGGGGATGTTACGGATTTTATCTGCGTGTTATGGGTACGTGGGCGTGAGATACTTTGACCGCCAAACTACGTGCGTGCTACGTGCGCTCTATAGAACGGGGCATAGCGACTGGCGCATCACGCCCCCGCCCAAGCCCCCCGTTCTATAGAACTCTCTATAGAAAGGGGTACTGCGGCCATAGCACAACCCCATAGCACGACCCATAGCACAGCCCTTAGGCGGAGGCATAGCATAGCACAGACCCATAGCACTTCTTTTAACCACGCATACCTTTCCATGAAAAAAAAATTCAAAAGTAAATTTTTATACTGAAAGTACTTAGGCATAGCATGAGTGCTTTCAGCGTTGCTTGGCAATTGCTGAAAAGTCGTTATTCAGAAAAAGACATTTTAGATTTTAAAGAAAAACTAAGGCGTGAAGCAGAAAGTGGTTATGCTTCTGATAGAGGTCGAACCAGTATTGAGCACTTAATGGGAATGCGAGGATTAGGTCAGGAAACTTTGTTCGGTGATTCCCAAAAAGGACCTACACCTTTAAGTTTAAGCCGTGGTATTGATGCTTCAAAAATAGCACGAGAATTTGAAAGAGGTTACAAAGACCGCATGAACCCTCAACCTGAATCTCGACCTACTAAGGTTAGGTTATCAGGAGGTGGAAATAATCTTCAAGCGCATTTAGTTGATGATAATGATTTTGAATTTTCATCACTTGCAGGAACACCAAGAGGTAACCCGCAAAATTTTGAGATGACCGATTTATCCGGAGACACAGTACGAGGACATCAACGGCAAGGTCATTACGGCAATTTAATGAATACGTTATTGCAACACGGTATCGGTATTCATTCTAATAGTAGGAATAGTATGTCTCATCCATTCCATAGAAAATTTCAACAAAACGTAGCACCAAATATTAATTTTAATAGAATGCCACCACCGAGTTTCCAACACCACAATCCTGAAATCAACGAAAGGAAATACGAAGGAAAATATGATGATTTTCAGTATTCAAAAAATAGAGACATAGAATCACCGGAAGGTTGGGGAAGTCTGCAACCTGATTACGGGCAATACCCACTTGTAAACGAAGCACAATTAAGAGAACGTCGTGAACCGTATCAACCAACAAGACAAAGTAAGTTGACCGAAGAACAATTCAAACCAGTACAAGAATCATCAACTGAATATACAAATACGCTTCCTCCAGAATATCAGAAATTGATGGAGTTATTCGGTTAGTAAAACAAGTGCTGTGGGACGTGAGCCGGTTTTTCTTCCTCTTCATCGACAGGGTTATCCTTGTCATAAAGTCGCTGAATAATTTCAGACATGAACGGGTTGGCATTGTTGACCATTGTTTCTTCGCCGGTTTCTACAATTTCGTGATTGTTGTCAAGAGCCATGATGTCCTCACGCAACTGTTCGCTTAACTGCGAAGGTAACTGTAGAGATTTGATAAGAGATAGGTCGTCGTGAATATCTTGCAGGAGTGCTTTACTAACCGCCGCATTTGCTTTGGCTTTATCAGCCATAGCCATAGAGCGTTGTTCTGCGGATTCTTTTGCCTGTTGCCTTTGTTGTGCGGCGTTCTGTGCGGCGTTCTGTGCCATATTAGCGGCGGCTTGTTTACCAGATTTAGCACCCGCTGTTCCAAGTTTTGCACCCATTATTTTTTTACCGTGTTTTAAGCCAAATTTTGCGGCATCTGTAGCCGCACCCGCAATAGTACCACCGACACGACCAACAGCACCACCTACTGCCGCACCTATAGCAGTACCAACAACAGGAACAATACTTCCAATGGCCGCACCAACACCCGCACCACCAAGATGACCTGCTGTACCCATCGTTACCGTAGCACTTTTAGTAACAAGTACGTACCCCGCCATACCATCGCTACGCATCGCTATTTCTAAATGCTATCGCTTCTTAGAAAGCACAGGTGAGATGCTGTGAAGCAAGTACTTGTTCTTAAACAACAACGTACTCTAAGCGATTTTGGTGGTCGAATGCCCACTCAAATGCCATCTCGTGCATCACGTATTCAAAGTGAAGGTCAACAAATAAGAGATGACGAACAAAACATTACTCCAGATGAATTAATTGACATGTATGTTTCTGATAAAAGGGACAATAGACAACATAGTGGAAATATTGATGCAAAAAAGGAAATAAAAGATGTTTTCGGTGATGAATACTTAGAACGTCTACGTAGAAATGTTCCTGTAATTGCCGAATCGTTAGAAGATTCAGGTATGCAGGAACCTATTACACGACGAAATATTCACAGGGATAGAGAAATACGACAAGAAATTTCAGATTTGGCTAACACATACCCTTCTTTGCAAGAACTCATAAGCCGTCAAACAACGTTACCTGAACACTTACCGCAGTACCATACAGAAGATTGGCTTGATTCATCAGGGCGTGTAAAGCCCGGTGCTGTACCACCAATCACAGCCTTGCGTTGGATGCAAGAAGATGACACTATGGACATTATGGGGCGTGAAGGTGCTGGACTTTTACCGTTATTGTTTCGAGATTCTAATCAAAATTATGAAGTAGGTCAAAAATTTCCATTTGCTCTTGAATCAAACAATCCACCGATGCAACAATATCAAGGTGGAAATTTTATTACAGGACCCGCAATAGCAGATTTAGAAAACGTTGCTACAGGTGGACATAATACAGGGCGCAGGATGGTTGGAATACGTGGGTATGGTTATCCGAGTGGTGATGATTTCCAATCAAGACCAGTAATGGGACAGCAAGAAGGTCTAAATGAAGCATTAACTTCAAGTAAAGTACCTGCAAATCGACTGGTTCCATTTCGATATTTTGATGCACAAGGCGTACCACGCCACATAGATAAACATGATATGATAAATTTCTTTATGCCAAGAAAAGTAAGTGATTATTATAACTCGTTATACGGCGATACGTCAATGCAAAATGTTCTCCGTGATACAAGTCAGTTGCAATATGCCCCTACACAATTTGACGGTATTGTTGATAGATTCGGTTTACCCGAAGGACTTACAGAAGAACAAAAATTTAGATTGATACATGAAACTAATCCAGAATTTGGTAAAGTAAATGAAAATATTAGAGATGAAATGGCAAGCAAATTACGTCAATTTAGACAGTTAGGAACTAATGTACCCGGTAGTACACAAGACGAAGAAGAAGTGCCACGAAATGTTCTTCAACCTCCACAATGGGGTCAAGCCTATGAGCATATGATGAATATGCCCCAAGAAAGCAAAGACGCTATAATAGAATCATTAAGGAGTAAGATGTCATGATACCCAATCCAAGTAATTCGTTATTGGGTAACAATGGTCAACCGACCCTTGAACAAATTCAACAACGTTTGGCTCAACAAGTACAGGATAATCAAAATCCAAATACTGGACAGCAGTTAATAGACTTGTTACAACAATCAACAGCGGCTATGGCGTTGAAGCCCGGTGCTGGCGCAGAAGCCGACCAAACGTTACAGCAACTAAATCCTACAGGTACTCAATCAATGCAAAATTTACAGAACATGCGTCAAGAAATAGAACAAGAACGGGCAACTGATGAATATCCTTTTTACGATGAAAAACAATTACAAGCAGAATTTGAGAGGCAAAAAAAAGCAGAAGATAAACAATGGCAAACGTTTATTTCTTCATACAAGCAAGAAATGAAAGATAAAATTAGTCAAGAGCATAAAGACCATGTAACGTTTATGACGGCTACTGGTGGTACGCCGCTTAACTTAGGTGAATTTGCACAGCAAACAGGCTATCTTGGTGGTAATAAATTGCAAGAAGCGTGGGAAGCGCATAAAGAAAATGCTGAAAATGTACCCCCATCGAATCTTTATGATGACTACAATCAAACATTGTTAGATAGCATGGAACATCGTGATAATTTTGATATGGAACGTTATACTGATTTGTTTCATCAGATAGGAAAAATACAAGAACGAATATTTGAACATCATGCAAAAGGTGTTGATGATTTATCACAAGACAATAGATACGAAGTACAGAATTTAATGCAGCAACTTCGTCTAAATGCACGAGAAATTGACGAATTTAGTGGTTCAAGCAGAAATGCAAAAAACAAAGAAGCAGAAATTCATATAAAAAATATTTTTCCTAATGGTTTTAATCCATCTTTATTTGATGATGCTATTTTAGTAAGTGACCCTAAATATTATTTAAAATCAAATTTTAAACTCAATGCACACGATGTTCAGAATGTAACAGCAGAACACCATTTAGCGGAAGTGCATCCTGATACTTTTAATCGTATTAAAGAATCTAATTTACCTTTAGGACTTAAAAATAGTATTATAAATAGTAATTCTTTAATTCCATTGTATGAACAATTAGCAGATGATATAATTGAAGCGCATGAAGCAGTAGATTATACTGATACCCCTCATGGAATAGGTAATAGAATCCATGAACAATTAAAGGATAAATATCGTTCATTAACGTTAAAAGATGAAATTAGGCAACCTACTATTTCATTTGAAAAATTATTATACAATAAATTTAGTCAAAGTAGTCATCAAAATGTAAGGCATCTTAAAAATACAATGACGGCATTTAACAGACATTACGATGATGATGATTCTTTTACAGGTTCGCTATTTGATTATGGTTTGGGTAATGGATTTGATTTTGACATATTCGACCACTTAGAATTAGCAAATCAAGAAAAAAGAAATAAAAAATTACAAGATGTGTTCAAGTCTCCACTCGACTACGTAATAGATAATTTAATTGCTAAAGCAAATCTTCCAATATTAAAAAGACAAAATTTAACTCGACAGTACGCTGATTATCTTGACGATATGATGTATAATACAAATCCAGCATATAGTTCATTAAGATTACAAACAGAAAAGCATCCTTCACCAGTAAAAGGAAGAAGATTAGCAAATACTGAAAATATACGTTTTCAAAATAGTCCGATATTTGAACAACGTGGTAAAAAACTCCCTCTTTCATTAGACGGAGTACCTCTTAGTGGTAGATATGTATATCCAAATGAAGCCTTTTCGTTTAATCCAAGTTTCTTTGGAAAACCACGCTCACCAGATTTACCCGTTTCTACAAGACATGGTACTGTTGAAATGCAAAATAAATTATCTCAACAAGGTATATCAAATCCATTTTCAAATGCTAATCCTTTACACTTATATGGATTTGAAGCAGGACCTCAACGTTATGGTAAAAACGCTCAAACCGAAGGAATAATTTATGGTGATTTAGATGAAGCAAATGTTCATAGATTAACAAATAAACCGTATAGTTCAAGAGAATTTATAAACGTAGCAAGAACATTGATGCCACAATTTAATCGTACTCCTGCTATGCTTTCTACAGAAAAAGAACAAGATTTAGCATCGACATTAATGAATCTTAATATTCCACCTGTATTAACAGACGAGCATCTTACTGTTGATAACCCAAATGACCCGATGCAAATAAGTTCAATTCACGACCCTGAACGCCAATGGAGAAGTCAAAGTCAAGAACGGTTACTTGAAAATTTAGAACCGTATAAAATAGCCAGCGAACCAATGGACATCGCTATGCGGTTGTTGAAGGCTAATGAAGGAGGCCAACCAACAGTACCAACGCCACGTTATCATGAAATGTCTAATGAAGATTTAGGAAATATATTACATGGTTGGGGTTACGATGTTGGTGAAGGTAAATATAAAACAGATGAAAGTTTATCGACGCAAGAAGAAAAAGATGCGGCTTATCAAGAGTTATTGAATCGACAGCGTGAAGCAGAAGCCAATCCTGTAAGTGTATTCAGTTTAAATGAGGAAGAAAAATCAAGACTTGCAGACTTTTATGAACCGCAATTTACTGGACAAAACATTGACCCTGACACATTTATACCACAAACAGAAGAAGAAGGTTTACAAGCATACGGAGATATGGAAGAAGGTGAGTTAGATGACCATATTGAAGACCGTCTTTTAGCAATTGATGAGTTTATGCCCGGAAAGAGTTTCATGGCTGACCAAGACCCTATGGCTAAATATCATCATTTGAAAACAACAGCAGGAGATGAAGTTGCTGAAAATTACTTGAATCGTTATAGAGACTTTGTAATGCGACATAGCGAAAATCCTGAATACATGTATCAACAGTTAATGCAAATGTTAGGCGAAATTCCAGAAGTTACAGCCCCTCAATACACACAAAAGTTTCCTACTGACGAATCCATTTTTGATAATAAACCACCTAATGTGATGATGAACGCCCCTGACGCAACAGGATTTGAACATGATTGGCAAGCGAAAAACGCAAGTGAACCAATGGACTTAGCAATAGATGCGTTGCTTAAGCGTGACTTTGATTCTTACGAAATTCACCCCGGTGAAAATCAATACAAGCACAGATACAAAATGCCAAATCGTGATGATGTTCACCCCGAATGGTACGATTGGATTCAAGAAACATTAGATAACCCTGCTGAATATGAAGGAATTGCAGATGATTTTCAACAACCCGATATTAACCATTTAGCAGGTGCTACATCTCGTGAAGATTTCTTTGAAAGATTATATGATTTACATAATTTTCAAGTTGATGATGCACGACCTCCGTTTGATGATATAGAAGGTAAATATCGTGATTTTACTGATGTACCATTCAACGAAGAAACAGGCTTCACTCGCAGTGAGCCAATGGACTTGGCAATGGATGTACTACTCAAAGACCGCATTAGCCCCGAAGCGAAGCGGCACAAGTTAGAATACGACAAGAAATACGAGTCAAGCCCTGAACGTGTAAAGTACCGTGAAGAACTGAATCGGGAAAGAAGGAAGCGTGGAATTTACGGAAAACATAACCATATGGACGTTTCGCATACAGAAGGCGGAAAATTAACCCTTGAGTCTGAACACGGTAACCGAGCAAGACATTTTAAAGAAAAGGGTACACTAAGACATGAAGAGTGATGTTATGACACCAATGCAAAAGGCTTGGCTGTTGTTGAAGATGCCTGTTTACGATACAGGTATACCCGGAATACAATTCGTTACTCAAGGAAAAAATGAGGATTGGACACAAGATAAAAATCTTCATGGTGGTTTACCCGGTATTTGGATGAAGGAAGGAAAAACATATGATTCTTCTCAAAGAGAAATACCACATGAAAAAGATTTAGAAGATTGGGCTGAAATAACCAATATGACTCCAAATCAATTTTTACAAGAAACGAAAACAGATGAAATGGTTGATGACGATTACTACAAAAATCTCATGCAAAGAGCAATGGAAGGTGAAGATATGCGTTTCGTAATGCCAAGAGCAGATTATGAGTTTACTGACAGCCCTGTGGGACATGATGGGAGGCATCGTATGCGAGCGTTGAGAAATTTAGGGTATGGAGATACACCAGTACCAGTTTTTAGACAGTAGGAGGTGAAAAACAATGACACGATGTAAAATGCTTGATGAATGGTTCGATGACGAATCAAAGAAGATAGATAAGACCGAATCAGTAACGAATGTAGAATTTGTTACAGGAAAGAAGAAGTCAAAAAATTCACTTAGTTCACTTTGGTCAAAGTTATGGTCATCTAAGTGACTACTACACTCTCTTATATTATAGAGAGTAGGACTATAATAAATTGACCATAACTTATAGTCAATTTAGTGACCACTTCTATGAATAAAGTGAATAAAGTGGTATAGTGAACATAGCGAAATGTTTATGTTGACCATTTTAGTAGCCAACATTGAGCAAGATGCAAGTAGGTAACGATAACTCGGATGCAGAAATTCGCTTAATGGGGCTAATTTTAGCACAATCAGCATTAATTGGACTATCAGTTGGAGTATACGACGCAGGAATTTGGTTAAACAATGACGACGCTATGTTGAATGGGTTTACATATGCTATGGCTGGTTTCTTTGTTCAAGGAATTGCATACTATTTCTTCAAGATGTTCTTTGAACAGAACATGCAAGAGCGAGTACATATGCAAAACATTGAACGTCAACGCCAACAACGCTATCGAAGTACACAATTAAATTTTGATAACCGTAGAGCCGACATGGAAATGCGAATGCAAGAAGCACAACTTGAGCGTGAATTGCAATGGATGGAACAAAATCCCGGTAAGATGCCTCCTTCATGGGGAGTACAGGGAGGTTCAACATCTATGATAACTCAATACGATGATAATATGTTAATTAAAAATCCACCAAAACATGAAGCCATTCTTGACAAGCCTATGCATCTTGGTGCTGTAGACGAAAAGAAAAGTCAATGAAGGTGATTAATTGGGGCGCATATTTAAAACGCCAACAGACGATAGTACCGAAGCAACACTTCGGGCTATGCATACTCAAAACACATTAGACAATTATTATGAGAAGGGATGGGGATGGTTTCGTACATTTTTATTCACATTTTTCGCTATCTTAGGAACAAGTCTTTGGGAAAAAAGTACTGATGTATCAGTTTGGGATAACACAATTGAATGGTTTGTATTGAAAATAGAAGCATTTGGTAATTGGTTACTGGAGTTGTTCTAATGGTTGACCCCGCAGGTTCCGCATTGGTTGGTGTCATGGTATGGGGTCAATCTCTATACAACTCATGGCGACCTCGACGTGTTGGAATATACGGCGCAGGACAAGTTGGTAAGACAACTCTTGACCGTTACATGACTACTCCCGGTGAAATGGAAGAAATTCCCGATGCTGAACGAACAGACCACAAAAAATTTCTTGGTAAATACAACATGCCAAAGCCTTCTCGAAAAAGAGTTTCTTGGAAAGGGCATAAGCGTGTAGTATACTCATCTGATGTAGGAGGTCAAGAACGTTTTTGGAATTTATGGATTGATGATATGGTCAATCGTCAAGTTGAAGCAGTTGTCTACATGTTTGATGAACGAGCGTTCAAAGGTGGAGATGATGCAATAAAACAAATTGGCGGTTTCAAATATCTTGTTGATGCAATACTTCATCGTCAATATCGTTATCGAAATTTTAAGGCTCGACGTAAAGGAAAAAAGTACGTACCAAAACTCATTATGCTTGTTGCAAACAAAGCAGACAGGTTTTTTGATGAAACAGCCGCAATGCTTTGGCAACAAGACCGTATAGGGGAACATAAGGTATTTGACCCCTTTCGAGATGATTTAATACGCTTACAAAAAGGTGGTATTCCAACAAGAAGGTCTTTTATGGCGACTCGTATTGGATGGAACGTAGAAAACACGATGGTTGATTTACTTACAGCATAGGTGATAAGATGACAAAAACAAGAATTAATTCGGTTGGAAAGCACAGTAAAAGTTTAAGAAGTGTGATACCACATTGGATAGTAGAACTAATGGAACTTTCAAAAGATAATTCATTAGTATGGAGTATTGAATGGGATTCAGAAACGGGTAAACGACAAATAATGGTAAACAAGGTGATTGAATGACAATGATATTTGATAGAAATACTGGTATGCAACAATTGGCTACATCAAATGAAGCACATTTGTATGCTTTAAGTCAACAAGGTAATGAGTCTTTATCCCATGCCGCACTTATGGAACAAGCAACAGCGCAAACTGCAATGCAGAATATTGCTAATGAGCAAAACTTAGAAGTTCCAAAAGTAAATTTTTACCCGTCGAGACATCCTGACCCCCAAAAGGCACGAAAGAAAGACATTAAACAAGCGTACAAATTACTTACTCCAGCAAAAAGACCGTGGTATAATCCGTTTAGATGGTTTTTTGGTCGTAAATACCGATACGATAAGCAAGCGAGTGTGTGTGTTGTAGATGGATGTGATTGTGCAACTCTTATTCAACACGATAATTTGTATGCAAAAATTACTGATGAAGATTCAGGTTACTCATTATGGCAACTATATTGGCAAAATCCCGTCACAATGCAAGCGGAAGCCTTTGTAGCAAAAGAAAAGGTAACTAATGGAAGAAAAATGAAAGGAACGTACTGTCCTGAACATCTTCATTTGTATCACCTTTTAGTAAAGTGGGAAGCGGAAGAAGATAAAATTCGTGAAGCAAATCCACGTAGACTACGTGATAAAGTAAAACGAGGTGTATCAATGGTAACTGTTCCTGTAACGGCTATAGCCAAAAAAGACCCAACACCTTCATTTTTAGCAAAGTACGAAGATTTTTTTGCAATGTTAGAAAAGGATAGCAAGCGTACAAATGGAATTTCTATACTTAATTATGAAAACCCTACTAATGGACAAAATGACGTTACGATGATTGTCTTTGACCTTAGAATTTTTCAACAAGAGTTGGCAATGATGAACCAACCAACACCTGCATTTCAAGCAATGTTGAATCAACAGCCCTATCAAAACACTCTTGAAGAACAACAGCATGGGATAGGTGAGTGAGATGCTTAATTTTAACGGTAATAATAATTCAAACGGGGCATTGAACCTCGGAGTATCGAATAATCAACCCCCACAATCAATGCAAAATCCATTTGGTAATCAACAAATGCAAGGAATGTCCCAAAATCCATTCATGCAGGGTATGGCAGGTGAACAAAATCCGTGGATGCAACAACCTGTTGCACCACCAAGTGAACTCGAAATACAAATAATGCTTCTACGTGGTATTGTACCCGTAGACCGTTTCCTTGCAAGTGAATCTATGGGTACACTCGTACAGATGTTTAACAATATTGTAACCTTTAGTGTACTTGAAATATTTAAGAATGCTTCATTTGTTGCTGATGATGATGGTAATCTAAAAATGGATGTAACATCTTTACCTTCTCATCTTCAAACCATGAGTAGTGAAAACATTCAATCTAATTTCACAGCCCTTCAAAGTGCGGCGAATCAAAATGTACAGATGGCAGAACAAAATCAAATGCAACTCAACACTATGGCACAACAATCTATGATGGGAGGGGCGTTACAAGCGGCTCTTGCAGATGAAGGAATGATGCGAAAAGTAGGTGGAGGCGTAGGAAACTTCGCTCGCAATTTTATTACGGGAAGTCGATAATATGAATGATAAAAATTACATGCCGTTAGGATTTAGAAATACTTCTCTTAATGTACTAAACCCCCGAAGAAGTGTCATTATTGACATGATAATGGTTCAATTTATTTCTATTATTGTAGTAATGCTTATGATATTAATTTTCAAAGGCCAAGAACTTTCTTCAAGTGTTTTGTCCTACTATCTTGTCGGACTCTTCGGAAGTGCTTTGATGCTCACTGGAGTCTACTCCAGAATCACTCGTGGATAATTCCCACTTGTGAAGAGGACAAGTTGAATTTTTAAGTTTTAATTTTGTATTTAGATGACACCCACAAGCGGTGCATCGAGTACCATAATGTGGACATGTTCTACATATTCTAATTCTATGAAGTATTTCATCATCGTCTGCATAATCACGTTTTGATAAATCTTTTACGGCTTGAGAAATGCTTCTGAATGAATCCTTAGAAATAGGAACTCCGGCTATTCTTTTCGCTCTCCACATAGTACATTCCAATCTTATCTTCACCATAATTGTTTTCAAAGAGATACCCGTAACATGGACAATGGCGGCGGGTGAGCAAGTAATAAAACGGTCTTGCTCATTCTGCATGGATGAGGACCGTGAAGAGTTGGAAGAACAACTTTTACAAGGTTACATTTCCCCAAAGCAACTTGACAAAGATAAAGGTTGGAGAACCAATACTACGGACCGACATTTTAGAAATCACATGGGTGAATATCACGTTGCGGCTAACGAAACGTGTGCTCTATGTACATCTCCCAATCGTGCTGATTATGAGCGACTGTATTTTTCTGATGGTTCACAAATAGATGCTATAGCCGAAGAAGTTGGAATTAGTGAAAACCTCGTTTACCAACATATGAAGCATCATTTCCAACCTTTGGTGCAGAAAACAGCGGCTCTTGAAATAGCATCCTTTGCCGTTGGTAATGAATTAGATTTACTTCGTACAAATGCGGAAAGATTAAATGGTAAACTAACTGAACTTCTTGATGAAGGGACTGTACATGAGGATGGGTTTGTTCGGGATGCTGTTATGCTTCACAAAGAAGTACGAGAAACAGTCAAAGACTTGCTTCGCTTCCAAGAACAATGGGGTCCTCAAGGTGAAACACAGCAAGTTAATCAAACATTCAATATTTTACAGGTCGAACTTGGAAAAGAAAGCCCTGAAACTTGGGCTAAGATAAAGTCTCGATTACAAGAAAACATGGGGGTTGAATAATGCCAATGATGGGAAGAGGTTCTGATACACGAATGTATGCACCACGTAGTGAATCAGACACTATGTATTCATCTGCTAACGAAGGTGAAACAAAATACAATCCTACATCTCCTCAAGATAAAGACGAGAGGAATGAAAAGAAAAAGTTACGTGCCGAAGAAAAGAAGGAACGTAGAGACAAGATAAAACATCTCAAAATTCGTGCTTCTCAAGGAATAAAAGGGGAAGAATCTTCTGTAGCAGAAGATGACGGCAACAAACAAGACGATGAACGAGAGATGGGACTACAAGGTGGTCCTGCTGGAAGTCGTGGTAATCTTCTCGACCTTGCAACAGGTGCAAAGTCTGGTACAGGTTCAGCAATGACTGGACCTTTGCCGATTGCAATGAGTGAGCCAATGGATGGTGCTTGGAGTAGTTTGTTGAAAGAGTCCGTTGCAGAATATAATAAAAGAATGCATTATCATCCAAAAAGTGTTCATGAAAGAGCATCTGCAAGAAAAACAGGTTTTGGTTCAAGACTAAGAGCAGGGCAACCTGAAAGAATAAAAAGACAAATGGAACATAGAGCAAGACAAAGTGTTCTTTCAGGTATGCCAGTTAGTTTACAATACGCACATCAAGATTTTCCAGATTTAGTATATGCAAGAACAAGAGTACCTCCAGACACAAGAAAGTTTATTCCACGTACAGATAGAGAAACAAGAACAATTTCTCAAATGGGGGAAACAGGAAAAAAAGCAAATATACCAGCAGACCATCTATTCGATTTACAAAGGTTAACAGAACAAATGTTACCTCAACAAGACTTTACAATGGAAGAAAAAAAGCCATTCCATGAAGAATATTCAGAAGCAAATGCACCACAAGGTATGGTATTTGATTCTCAAGGTAATTTAATTGTAGACCCAAGAAAAACAGCGTTTGATGTGCAGACAGGTGAACCAATGGATTATGCTTGGAGTTCACTACTCAAGCGTGATACACCGAATAAAATTCAATCACGTCGTCGCCGTGAAAAGCGACAAGAATTTAGACCATCAACTGGTCAATTTAAGCGACCACCCGGTGGTATGAATCCCGCAGGTTCTACAATGCGAAGATTCCGAGCACGTATGCGTGGTATCAAAGGAAGTAAGAAAACAGGATTGATGAAGCCTCACTTATCTGTTGAGATGAGCCACCGTGGTATCGCTACTAAGCAACCTATGTCAAAAGACCCACAGAAGTATCGACAATACATGGGTCAATCGGAGGCTCGTAAAATTTTAGGAAATGTCCGTTCTTCATTCTCACCTCACGCTCGATACGGAGAGCGTTCAGTTTCAGCAGGACCTACAGGTGCAGGTCGTATTGGTGGACTATTAGCGGGTCAATCGGGTCAAATGAATCGCCCATCTCTTCGTCAAATAGGCATCCGACGACCACGAATCCGACGACCACGAAATCCTGTTCAGGCTATGCAAGCACCAATGGGTGTACCGAGTCAACCAATGCAAGCACCTTCAAGCATCAGTTCACTTCCCCAACCTTCTGCACCGATGATGATGAGTGAAGAACGTGCTGAAAGTGAATTGCTTAAAGGTCGCACTAATTCTTTAACATACCATAAACTCAATCTTCTTCGTCGTTTAATACGAGCACAAGAACGTGCTGAAAAACTTGGTAAATCAATGCAAGGTACACGTTCAGCAATGGAAAACGGACACATACCAAGTCATCCTGCTGGTGTACACCAACACGAAGATGAAGATGAAAAAAATGATGGACCTACACAAAATCTTGAAACAAATTCAAGCCGTTTAGGTCTTGACCCTGCTGGTTACTTAACATCTAAGCGGGGGCATATGGGATGATACGGATTCAACCTCCACGTTTGCTCAAAGCATGGAGTATGATTGCTCATCCACCAGAAGGTCCTGTAGCGTTTCGCAACCCCCCTCCACACACTTTTCGCCCTGCACAAGAACCCGATATTCCTGCATTTGCACACAATGGTCGTGGAGACATTGTACCGGGTGAGTTTGATTCAAGTCAAGGACCATTGGCTTACAAAACAGAACATGGAAATTTCTATCATGGTATAGATTCATTGGCTGTTTCTCTTGCTAATTTTTTTAAGATGCATGGAAAAGATGTAGACCCTATTGCGGTTATCAATAAAGCAATTGAAAATTTTAATAATTCTCATTCTCATGGACAACATCACGAATTGCCACCATTTGACAATATGGCATGGAGAAAAATTCGTGCAAATACTTTACCTCAAGGTACTACTGCAAAAGATGCAGAAGGGAATGAGCAGACAAATAGGCAAAGTCGTACACATAATCGAACACTTATTACTGCATTAACAAATAAAAACGCTGACCAAACTCCTTTTGGTCGTTTTATAGAATCATATTACATTCCATTTAATCAAAACTTATTCCATATTTTACAAGACATGGGATTCGAGGACAGACAAATAAAAGGCTCACTAAAATCAGGTGTTACCTATCCTTATGTCTATTCTAATCACACAGCACCCGAAGGTTGGGTATACTCAAACAAGGGCGAACATCCTGAAACATACACAAGCGATATGATGGGACGTGCAAAACCCGGTTACTTCCCCGACCAAGAATCTGTACACACTTGGTCTACGGTACATCATCTTCCTGATGTTTTCTTTTATCCATCTCAAAAGAATGAAAATAAAGACATCATGACTGGTGGAGGCGCACCAACAAAACTTGTAGCGGCGGCTCACGCCATGATTGACCAAGCGATAGAACAAGGTGGAATGGAATCAATTCCTGATGTTCCTGTTACGCTTAACACAGGTACTCTCGGCGCACCTAATATGATTCAACGACCACTTCATGAAATTCTTGGAAACAAAGAACTCAAAGAAGCACTTGTCAAAGATATGGCTCACGTTCCCGCTATGATGTATTTGTTTGGCCGCAGTTATCAAGGTAATTTCAAAAAGTTATACAATCATATGATGGATAAATACGGTGGTGGAGAAGAAGCACTTTCTGTAGAAGAACACGGAAAGTATCTTGTTGGTGGAGAAAAAGGTGGTCAAGGGTTGCATAAAAATGCGGCTCGACTACTTGCATTGGCTCGTAAATCAGGAGAAGGAAGCGAAGAAGGTCGAAGTAAAATGGGAGAACACGGTGTTTCTGCCGATGAATTAGAAGCCGCAAATTTACCATATAGTGAACAACGACTCGGACAAGTTGACAGATTCCGTAACGTTATCGAAGCATTAGCAAATCACCAAGCAGAAGCAAGAGGGCATCCTGTGCAAATGGGATTGGGGGATATTCCTACATCTCCTATGCCAGCACAAATGATTCACGGTTATCCACAACAGGATGAAACAGGGGCATACCCTGAACCTATTTTAGATGACCATATGCAAGCATATCTTCACAGCATAGAAGATTTTGCACCTAACGGCCAACAAATGAGTGAAGGCCAACCATCATTGTCTCAACCGAAGGAAACAGCGCAGACCTTACCTCCTGCGGCTACTCATGTTCCTGTTCGTTCAACACCTTCGGTTGAGACACCCCCTGTAGAGGCTGAACGACCAGTTGTTTCACCGAGATTCCAAGATGTACGACATCAAATATCTGACTTTTCACCATCACAGTTTCGTGAAATGTTGCAGATTGCAGGGGCATCACGCCCACAACCAATCACCGATGCACCATTGAGCGAGTTGGAAGCAAGGTCACAGCAAGCCTTATCAGACCCACGCCAACGTTTGCTAACTGATTACATGAAGTCCGAGGACGCACACCTGCCACTTATGGATAAACTCATGAAGGCTCTTGAGCGTATGCAGTACCACGAAGCACAGATGGATAACGACGTTGTACCACATCTGACAAATACATTAAATTCACCATTAAACTTAGCAAAGTATGTTGGTCTTACCAGTAGCGAAGTTAATGCAATAAACCACACAATGGGTGATTGGTATGATATTGCAAAATCATACAATGTAGAACCTAAAGTTGTAAAAGTAATCAAAATGAATTTGAGATGATACAATGAGCAAGAAAGTATTGATATTGAAAAATACAGGGGCAACGCTCTATCAAACACCTGACGCTAACAGACCAACTGTAGGAGATTTAACAAGTACACTTTTTGGTGGAAGAGGAACTGGGAAACTAAATCGCCTTGCGGCGGCGGCTGGTTTGGCTGGTAAAGGGGCGGCACTTGGTGGAACTGTTGTACAAACAGCGCATCAAATGCAAGGTGGTAATTTATTCGCACCACTTAGTGCTGGTTATACATACGAAGGGCTTGACCCAAGTGGAAAATTTTTGGCTGGTCGTGTTAAAGCGGGTCAAGAAGGTGCTCAAAATTATCAAAATCAACAAAATCAAGTAGGAGTAAGAGCAAAGGGTCCTGCTAATGTAAGAGTACCACTTCCCACTGAACCAAAAAAGGCAAGACCTTCGTTTATGCCTCCTTTACCTACACCTCCACAAAATAATCCTTTTAATCCTCAACAACCACTCGATACATCTATTTTTACTCAACCTTCACCTACACATACAAGCATAGCACCAGTACCCGGTATGAATGATACGGTGCATAGTGTGGGTACTTCATTAGGAAATACTATTTCACCTGCTTACAACAATCAAACACCAATAATGCAACCGATGCAAAATCAAACACCTGTTCAACAACCTCAACAAGTTAATCTACTTGACCCTGCACAAATGGCAAGTTTATATCAACAGGCACAACAACAACAACCTCAACAACAACCTCAACAATTTCATCCCGGTGATACTGTTAACTGGACTGGTGAAACAGTAAAGTCTTACATTAAAAATCTCTATGATGAGTTTGGTGGGTATTTATACAAAATGACCCCTCATGAAGCGGGTCAATTCGCAGTTTATACAATGTTTACACTAAGGAAGTGATGAAATAGATATTCCAATGGAAGGCGACATCAATGAATTTATCCACGATATGGATAAACAGATGTCTGCAAAGTCTTTTCGATACTTCTTTGAGGACATATTAGGATTTGATTATTCGCACCACCATGAAAGTTGGGACAATGGGTTAGCAGAAAACAAATATTACTGTGTTAAAGCGAGTCGTGACCACGGTAAGTCTGTTTTCTTTATGTCATATGCTCTATGGATAGCGGCATTTAAGCCCGGTACACACGTCATGATTTTCTCTCACTCTTTGGAACAGACATTGGAACACATGAGATTTATTCGTAATAACATCGAATCCACACCAATCCTTCGTGAACTTATTCCAGAAGGAAGGCCGTGGAGAAAAACCTACTTTGAGTTTGAAAACGGAAGCCGAATGATGGCTAAGTCCGTTGGTGGTGGTACTCGTGGTTTCCACCCTCACGTTGTAGTATGCGACGATATTCTATGGGGTACAACAGGTACAGAATTACAGCGAGCCGCTGATTGGTTCTATGGTGTTCTCCTTCCTGTTCTGCACCACACAGGTCGTATGATGATTGTCGGTACGCCGTTTTCATACAACGATTTGTACGCTGAATTAGAACAAAGAGATGCCTTTACTGTCGAGACATATCCTGCAATAGATGCCGCTGGAGAAGCCCTTTGGCCTGAACGATGGAATCTTGAATCACTTGACCAACGTAGACTTTCAATGCCAGCGATACAATTTTCTCGTGAATATCTGTGTGAGCCGATTCACGACGTTGCGAGTATGTTTCCTAACGATATTCTCGACAAAGCCCGTGATAAGGACCTTGTATTACTCGACAGGGCTGATACTGAATTTGATGAGAACGGTAATCCCGCAGGTGTATTTGGTCAACACTTCATAGGATGGGACACAGCAATTGCTTCGGATAAGAACGCTGACTACACAGCAATGGTCGTTATGCGTACTTTACCCGATGACCATACCAAACAAATTGTCGGAGTTGTGCATGAGAAAGGATTAGGCGGTGCGGCTCAAAAGAAACATATTTTGATGCTTAACAATCGGTTTCAACCTGATTTGATTGAACTTGAAGGCAACAACTTTCAGCGTATGTTCGCCGCTGAACTGCAAGATATGCGTAGCGATATACCGATTAAAACGTTCATGACCACTCGACAAAGAAAGGAAAGTATGTTCATGTCTTTGCTTATGGCATTTGAACAAGGACAGATTAGAACACCGTATGGTGATGAACGAAGTCGTACTTTCACACATAAATTAGAACAAGAACTAAACCGATTCGGAATGCAAAAGAATGGTAAGTTGGAATCTGTAGGTACTCACGATGACTTGGCAATGGCTTTGGCTTTGGCTAATTGGGGTACAAAAGAGTTCAAGGGAAGCATTGTTTCTCTCGATGATTACATGCCCGGATTTGGTGATTGGCTTGACAATACTGTTGGTGGTAAGAACACAGGTGGGTGGATTATACCATGATTTATCCATTCGATGATTGGGGGTTTTTAAATGAACGATAATATTTTAGCATTAGGGAATCATAATTTTTTATATCATACGTGTTGCTTTATAGCAAAATTAGATGGCGTTGAAAAACCATTTGGTTTTTGTAAAAAATGCTGGATTGAACATGGAAAACCGGAGGGCATGAAATGACTTGTGAATGTGGACATTGTGTAGGAATGGGTACTGCTTGGGATTTTCTTGAAAAGAAATTATGCCCTGCTGGAAAAGCGGCGGCTAAGAAAAAATTCGATGTTTATCCATCTGCTTATGCTAACGGATGGGCGGTGCAATACTGCAAAGGAAAGTTCAAGAAAAAGGGGAAGAAGAAATGAAACTTAAGAAACCTTCTTGCTGTTGTGGTGGTACAAAGAAAACACCATGCGTCTGCATGATTGAGGGTAACCAATGCTCGGCTTCATCCCCAAAATGTCCTTGCTATGCTCTTATTGACAAACAAAAAAACATCAAGAAAATGGTCGGTGTGTACTGAATGACTCGATGTACTTGCCATGATACACTTGTTATCAAGAACTTGAACCGATGGTTCAAAGAAAAGTGGGTTGATGTATCACGTAAAAACAAGGACGGTAAGCATCCTCCTTGTGGAAGAAGTAAAGCAAGTAAATCAAGCAAAGGTTACCCAAAGTGTAGACCAAGTGTGAAAGTTTCAAGTAAAACTCCAAAGACAAGTGGCTCTATGAGTAGCGGTCAAAAACAAGCGGCTACAAAACGCAAGCGAGCAAAAAAGCAAGGCGTTGGTGGCAAACCTACGGTGGTGAAAGCAATGAAAGATAAAAAAGACATGAAAGACATGAAAGGAAAAAAAGGCATGGTGATGGTAATTGCCATTGGTGCTAAACCAAAGAAAGTCGGCGTTAAAAAGAAAAAGGACTAAATGATTGGTCAACGGAGAGGTCAATATGTGGGGGAGTGCATTTGTCGGGGATGAGTATGATTTCCCCGTTTTAGGAAACGATGAGTTTTCTAATTTACTTGTTAAAAGTATATCACAGCATCCACAATTTCAATATGATAATTTACCTATTGAACCAGTAAGTTCATCTTTAGTTGTTAAAGAAGAATTAAAATCATATTCATTTGCTAAGAATGGAGATGGTTGGCTCGAATCCACATGGGGAAAGAGTGCTGACCAAATCATACGTGAATGTCGTAAAGCCCGTAGAAATGATAAAACCAATAGAGACATGTATGATTCTATGATTAAAGACGTTAGAACATTAAAGTCAATGGAAGTGGAAGCCACTATTACCAATTTGTCTTGGTCTGATGGTCTTTCTGATGTTATCAAAAATATGGGTATAAACGATAAAGCGTTAAAATCACTACGAAAGTTTGGAGAATCACGTTCTGTTAGTTTACAAAAAGCCTGTCAATTATTTTTGAAAGCAAATACTGTATTGAATATGCTCAATGAGAAAATTGACTGGTCTGTTGATGACCAATTAGAATGGGTCAATGCAAATCAATTACAAAAAGACGCAAGAAAAATGTGGAGAAATGTATTGAAGCAAGCAGAAAAATTACCTGTTAATGATGTAAAGGCATTAGAATTTGCATCTGATGTATTGGAAAAGGAAGGTCCTTTACAATCTCGTGAACTCGTAAGACGTGGACTCGGTACATTGGAAAAGAATATCACACCACAAAAAATGGCATCTTTACTCAAGACGTATGGCGAAGAGTTTGATATTTACAAAGCCCCGTCGAGAGGGAATTACATTAAAATTGGTACGCATGGGTTAATTATCAAAGACATATGGGGGTACATGGCGGGTTCACTTGATTCGGATGGAAGCATCTTTATTTCCCAACGTGGCGACCCTCGTGTAACCTTTGTTGCAAGTGGAAATATGGGTAAGCAGTTGTGTGAAGATTTACAAAAGGCTGTTGGCTGTGGTCGATTAGTTACTGACCAAACAGTAGCAAAGAATACACAAAAAACAATTCATCGGCTCATATTTGCATCAAAAGACGATATTCGCCATGTACTCAAACATTCTATGCCTCATATGCGTCTAAAAGACTTGCAAGCAAAGGCTATGCTTGCTTATGTAGATGAAAAAGATAAGATGAGAAAGACTGAATTATATCAGTTAGTTACATTTAGTAATTGGAAAGACCATAAAAACAAAGCCGACTCTCTCTTGAACAAGTGGGGCGTTGATGCTGACACTATAGGCGCATTTGCGGAGGGATTGTAATCGCAGAAGAAAATGGAAGAATATCACGATTTTTGTCGGCTTTAGGTCGGCCTTTCAAAAGAAAGGAAAGCCCAACTCCTACTATGCCACTTTGGTCAAGTGGTATTCAAGAACCCGTAATGGCTCAAGGAATTACGATACCTGCTCTTTTTGCTGTAAGTAATGAATCGCTTATTCTTCGTACTGTACTTTCTAAACTACGACAAGAAATGTTTCGTCGTGGTTTTTATTGGGAAAAGCAATTTACCAGAAAATGTACTCAATGTGATGAAGAATATCAAGAAGAAGTTGATACTTGTAAACTATGTGATGGTCAAACAAGAAAACCTGACCCTGATGAACTCACTTATCCAAAGTGGTTACTAAAACAAGAAAACAGCATGGAACAATCATTCTTCCATCTTTTACATGAACTTGAAAGCGATTTAAATATTGTAGATGACGGGTTTCTTGTTTTAGTAAAAGAATATTTTATTGACCCTGAAACAAAAGAAGTTCAATTTTATCGTGTTAAAGAAATGATACGAGGCGACCCTATCTTTATGCGTATTGTTGCTGATAAGCGTGGTGTTCGTGGTGGGCGTTACAAAATTTGTTTAATTCATCGAGAAAATGTCAAAACACATTCTGAAAGCGATAAATGTGAAATTTGTGGAAGTGAAATGCAAGATGTTCATTATGTAAATATGGCTGGAAGTGGTAAGACACAATACTTTGTTGAAGGGGAAGTACTGCACATTTCAAAATATAATCCATCGAAATTGTATGGTCGTTCTCCTGTTAACACAATGTGGAGACAAGCAATGACACTCACAGCAATGGATAACTACATCTATACTGCTTACCAAAAGAGAAGAATACCAAAGGGTATTATTTCTGTTACAACAGATAACTTAGAATCAATGAAGTCGTTTTGGAAGGCAACTGATGAAAAGATGGAACGTGACCCTCACTATATTCCTCGTGTTGGTATCGAATCTTCGAGTGGAAGAGGAGGGGTCAATTGGGTCAAATTTATGGACACACTTGAAGAAATGCAATACATCGCTGTGCGTGATGAAATACGAAACCGTATCGCCGCTTTCTATGGTGTCTCCTCTATCTTCATGATTGATAATGGTAAATCAGGAGGTCTGAATAATGAAGGACTACAGATTCTTGTTACTAATCGTGCTGTAGAATTTGGTCAAAAAGTATACACAGAAATTCTCTTCCCAAGACTACTAAAGCAAATGAATGTTAATGATTGGAAACTCACGCTCTATCCTAATGAAGAAGAAGATGAAATTACTCGACTTCGTAGAGATGAACAAGAACTCAACGTTGCACAAAGAATGGCGCAATTAGGATTTGTACCTGATTTGCTTGATGAGCCAGCAAATCGAGATATTCGTTTCACATATTCTAAACCACCACCAGCACCAGCACCACCACCCGGAGGAATGCCACCCGGTGGAGGAGGAATGCCTCCTATGATGCCACCCGGTGGAATGCCACCCGGTGGAATGCCACCACAGATGATGGGAAGAGGCGGAATGCCAATGCCACCTCAAATGGGTGGAGGAATGCCAGCATCAAGACAAGTTCCTCCCGGTATGGGAATGCCTATGCAACCCGGAAGTGAAGGAATGGGAATGAGAAATCGTGGTCCTGTAGCACCTCAAAGAAGAGGAACTATGGGAAGCGGTTCACCGCTTTCAAGTGTTCAACAAAGAGGACCACCGCCATCTCCTATGCAGAACGTTTCTAACACATTATTAGACGCTCGTAGACCAAGAGGCCGCTAAAACTCTTTAAACAAGTAGTATATGACATAGACAAGAGGGATTCGTATGGACCTATTAAAAATGCACCCAATGGCAAGAAAAATGGAACAAGCGCAAAAAGCATTTGCAACTGCGTTAGAAGAAGGCGATGGTAATCTTGCCAAGCAACATTTGACAGAAGTACAGAAACTAAGCGATTTTCTCTTGGAAGATTTGCAATCAGAAATTTTCAAGGCTGAAAACCTTACACGTACACCCGGTGCAAAAGACCTCTACGTTAATGGAGTAGCACCATACACATTCCAAAAAGAGCAAGGACGAACTGAATTGACAGGACATCGACTAAGTGGAACTGTATCAGCAGGAAAGCGACGTAAAGAATTTAATCCATCAAGAGGAACACTTGGTCGTAGGGTGTGATTCTTTGTCTGACGCAGGGCAACTCATGAATGTTCTCATCACAAAGATGGAGAACATGGATAATGACTTGTCTCTTCTGAAAGCAGAAAACGCAAGACTAAAGGCTACACTACAAAATCCAAAAAATCTTCTTCGTAAGATGGGTCTTGTATCTATTTCAACTCCGTTAGCGGCAGATGTAATGACTGACCCGCTACGTGCAGATATGGAAAATGATGCACTACTTATGAAGGGTGATATGTCATCTTCCATACCACAAACAAATGAAGAATTTCACAACATGTCATGGGAAGAAATACATGACATGGCAAAAACCGCAAAAGATACGGAGATGAATTAATGAAGCCAAGATTTGATGAAGCACCAGTTCTCGTGAAAGCGTTAGAATTAGAACGACGATTAAATGAACTTGCTATTCATAAAGCAAAGGATTGTCCCTCATGTAAAGGCGGTAAACTCGACAAAATGGGTAACTGTATGAAAATGGGCTGTGGCGGAAAAATGGCAAAGGCTGAACCCGGTTTCAAGGCTGAAAAAATTTCAGACGTTAATCCTCACATGGTAACAGAAACAGGTGGACAAACTCGCACAGCATACTACACCACCAATGGTAAAACCATTGAATCGGAAGATGCTAAGAAAAAGCCTAAGAAGAAAGATACTACTACGAGTTTAGAATCTTTAGGTAATAGACTTAACCCACATTCCGGTACTGGTGCAGAAAGAGAAGATACTGCGGGTGAAAAGGGACTGTGATTCTATGTCTAATGTGCGTGTAGTTAAAGCGAATGACCACGCATCATTGAGAGAGCATAGTGAACGTGTTGCACCTCTATTGTGTCGAACTTGTGGCGGTTCATCTGAATCAGGATGTAAACTCCCTATGGCGCAAGGAATGGATATACACGCCTGTCCTAAATTTACACCGCTATGAAAGGCGGTGTTAAAATGTCATATACTCAATTAGACCACGCTACATACGATTTGTTAAAATCGTTAGACGATGGTTTAGACCTTGAACGAAATGCGGCTGAATACATCATCGCATGGAACTCTATGGAAAAATCCCCCCGTGAACCCATTCTTGGTTCTCTTCTTGTATTAGCAGAAGATGTTATTGCGAAGAAAGAAAAAGAAGATTTACCTGAATTTGAATATGACAAAGGCGACGATACTGGTGAAGGGCTTCTGCACAATATAGAAGATACTCAAGATGATTTAACAAATCACATATGGCTCGATGGGTTACAAGGCGGAAAAAATCTATCTGACCATTTTTCTACATGGCCTGTGTATCGACCCAATCCAGCAAATCATCCATATAGAGAACATAATTTCCCATTCCATCCAGCAAATCACCCTGCACTAAGACTTCATGCCACAACAGGAATGCCCCATTGGGTTGAAATGCTAAGAGCGCACGTTTTTGGCGGGTATATGGATGAAGAAGCAAAGATGGAAAAAGAATACATAAAGTATCTTAAAGATAATAAACACCCTTTAGCGTTTGGATTTAAACCTCAAGGTTCAAAGTCAAAGAGTATGAATTTATTAGGCACTCCAGAAGTATTTGGTACGATTGGTACACACCAGAAAGATTTCTACGAACGAGATTATTATAGATGGAAGAAATCAAATGAAGCATCTGAGTTAAAGGACAGTCTTGTGGAAGAAGGAAGAAGTTCGCAAGACATACAAAAAATACTTCGTGAGGCACATTTTGACCAAAGAGCAAATGAGTGGCTTACAGAAGATAGTGTTTTAGATGATGATTACAATGTACACCCAACACCATTAGGGCATAAGGGATTAAAATTAGGTTTAGAATGGTTTTCACCAGAAGAAAGAACTGCTATACGACAACAAATAGATGAACACGGTTTGGACAATGTAAGTACTATAGAATTACCAAGTGGACAAAAAATTCCTTCTTCTCGTATTACATTCAACGCTCTTATGCGTATGACTCCTGAAATGAATTGGGCTGTACGTAGTCCAAGAATGATGGGAAGAAATACTCATCTTCGATTAGAAGATAATGATACTGATTACGAATTAGGTGAAGGTGGTCGATTCCTACAAAGTGCGTTAGGAAATGCTGTTCATTTACCATATGAAGGAAAAGATGAATCTATCGCTGATTTTATTTTGGAAGAAATAAATAATCTGTATGCAGATGATATGAAAGATGCTGGTAAAGGGTATAAAAGAAAGTTGAAGTATTTACCAAGACTAAATTTACACAAAAACGATTCTCCAGAAGATTTGACTTGGGAAGGTCTAAAAGATGCTGAAAAAAGTCAATTCGGAAAACGAACTCAAAAAATAGACCATTCAAGAATACCAATTGAAGATATACTTTTCTTGGCTGGATTTGACCCTAAAACAAGAGAACCTATTCAAAATCATGAATTACATGGGTCAATGGAAGGACCCATTGTTCCTTTAGAATGGATTGAGAATATGGAAGAACAGGCTTCGGGGCATATGAATTTACAACAACAAGAAAAAGATATTCGTAAACATTTATCATTCTTAAAAGCGGCACATGGTCCTCATCCATCGGAAGATAAACCCCCGTATTGGCGTACAAGTGAAGATGGGGATTATACTTACGGACCCGGAAACTTTTGGAATAAATTGTATCAGGGTGCTGGTGGTGCAGGTATGTCTTTATCTACATACAATGAAATTCTACACGCATTAACTGCTAACGAAGATGGTAATTCCTTACTTGGTGAAGTACATGAATCAGGTACTATGGGGGAAAAGAAAACGATAGTACCTAATCAAAACAATTTATCACTTGCCGCACATTTTATGCCTGAACGTTCTCAAGAACATGGGCATTTTGATGCAAACACGAAAAAATATGTTTACCATAATGCACCTAAAATTATTCAAAACATACTTTCACCTGTAAATGTTTCAAGACCAATACCAAGTGGAACATCACATAATGGATTTAAAGAAGGGGCTACGACTAAAAATAATTTTTCTGAACATAAATCATCTCTTTCACCACAGTATGAGTATATGATACGCCATATGACAGATAAAGAGAGACAAATATTTGGTTCACATCTAAAACCGTTTGACAATACATTAACAAGAAATCCGTTCTTACATCACGCTACTTATCGTGGTTATGTACCATACAGTAGTGATAAACAAATATATGATAACGCCGCAGATACTCACAAAAGAATAATGAGATTTGGTTACCAAAACCATTTGAATACACCAAGTGAAAAGTCTGTTACATCGTTTAATGATTTACTAAGAGGTGAAGGAGAAGTTAGCGGAGGAGAAACACCAGAAGATATGTTTTCTTTTTTGAATTGGGGAGTATCAAAACCTTCATACAATAAAGTAAAAGATTATTTGAACACAAGTAAACGAGCATTTGGACTTCGTTTACTTACGAACATAACAAAGGTTATTGGTTCTCAAAAACCAAGAGACATTTTAGAATATTTACAAGCAGAAGATTTTACAGATTTACGTGAAAAAATGGGCTTCGATGCTGTGAATGATACAACTCCTATAGGAGATATTGTTGGAGGATTATTAGATGATATTCATCTTGATATTAAAGAACGACCTCAAACATTCAAGCATAAAAAACCTACAATGGAAGATGCAGTTCGTACAGCAATAGGTTTTGGTGGTGCATTACCGGCTATTGATAAAGAGCAAAAATTACAAGATGAATCTGATGAATTACTTCAACAACTCAATGAAGCAGACGAAATAGATAAACCGTTGATAAGAGAAAAACTAACAGATGTAACTTCAAAACTTACTGCAATGCAACAAAAAGCAATAGAAGGCGTACAAGGAAAGGGAACAACTCATTGGAAAATAGATTCCAAGAGAGAAGAAGAGTTGGCAAAAGCGCACAGAATTTTAGTTGCTAAAGTAGCACCAATGATAAAGGAAAAAATGGAAGAAGTAGACCCAACTGCTTTTGACCCGAATGACCCACAGAAATTTATTGATAACAATGCAAGGATGTTTCGTGATGCTCAACGATATATTTCTAACGTTTCTCATTCTGTACACGGTTTAACAACGACAGGGTATGGGGTTGACTTTACAGATGTAGAAACAAAACCTGCTGAAAATAAAGGCTTTCATCAAAACGTTGCTTCTCATTTGCAAGAAAATGGTTTTCCAATTACAGGTAACATGAGCGTAGACGAAGTTCTTGAAGCGTTAGCAATAGAAAAAACTCCACAGTCGAAAGAACATGCAAGAGAACTTATAGAGCGTTCTAACACTTTGAATCAACCATTACATGCAAGTACTGTTAATCAACTGATTTCTCATGGAGGTATAACAGACGTACATGGAACAGACATTTCTCATATGCATGATGAGTCGTTAGGCGAAAAAGAAGGAAGTGAACTTAATCCTGAACAAAAGTTTGCAGTAATGGTACAAACATTAGGTTATCACGATGCAGTACAAGAATTACATAAGGAAATAAATTCAGATAAAGAATACAAAAAAGCACAGTATATTCATGCACTTCCTCGTAGATTTAAGCAACTTATGAATCCAAACACTCAGTTTGGTTCTGCCATTGATGCTAATGGATTGGAATACATTCACAATGATGTATATGATGCACAAGGGAAGAAAAAAGGTTCAAGTGGAAAGGGACGACCACAGATTACTGCTGAAACAAGAAACAATCTTGATTCTATTATTCATTACAATCCTTCTGTACAACAAGAAGAAAGACCAGAAGAACCTACAACTTCAATAGTTACAAGAGCAGGAATGACACAAATTCCTGTCGGTTCTCCTAATCCCAACAATGGAAGTATCATAGATTCGTTTGATGCTGGCGCACACCATAGTGGTTGGTTAGCAAGTCCTTCTGTTGGTTGTGAGTTTACAGCCGATGGACAAATCATGGCAGGTCAATATGTAGAACAAGGATTGTATCACTCGGTTCCACACGAACTTACAGATATGGTACATGGAAAAGAACTACGTGAACAAGTATGGAATAATGCACCACCCGCACAAGAATCTCGACTTCCTATAAGTGGTATTGACCCTACAACATTCATTGCTATGAATGAGGACCCAAGTAAATTAGCATTGAGTGAAATGAGTGATTACATAGAAGGGTTACTCAATCCTGATATTTTACTCATGAAAGAAGATAAACCTGAATGGAATCCTCTAATACGCCCAATGCACCGTATTTTTGAACTAAGTGATTTAGAACATCTACGTGGATTTAGTGGTTCGTGGGTCGTATCTAAATGGTATGATGGAAAGCGTGTCATGATAATTAAAAATGGTGAAGAGATAACTGCTCTTAATGAATCAGGTAAAAAAGTAGGTCTGAAAAAGGCTCATAGAGAAGCATTACAAAAAGTCAACGACAATAATTTTGCAATAGATACCATACTCGGTGATGAAGATTTGAACGTTATTGATATTCTAAACTATGATAATACCGATATTACAGATATGCAAGTCTTTGAACGAATCAAAGTTATTCGTTCACAATTTGAAAGCCATGAAAATGTCATTGTACCGGGTCCTCACGATACGAAGGTAACAGATAGTGAAGGACTCAAAGAAAGTGTAGAACGAATGCAAAAGGAACATGAGAATATTTTGCTAAGAGATTCTAAGTCTACATATATGCGTGGAGAATTTAGACACCCTAAGTGGGTATTGTATAGACCAACTCGTGATTACAATTTCATTGTTCTTGATAGAAGAGGTAATGGTCCTTACACATATCAATTAGGTGCAGGACCTCTTATTGATGATGGTGGATTGGCTAATCGAGCGATTGAACACAAAGGTGAGTACTACATGGATGTAGGTACAGCACGTAATCAGGATAAAGCGTACAAAGTTGGAGATGTAGTGCGAGTATCAGTAAGTGGAGTTACAAAGAAAACTCGTGGGCAAAGAAATGTTTTCACCGTACAAGTAAAGCAAATAGAAGGCGTAGGTGAAGGTGAAGGACCTGCAAGTGCAGAATCATTAGACTTGTTGACAAAATCGTATGCCGCTATCAATATTCCACATAATGTAGAATATGATGAAGAAGGATTCCGTGTTGTACTCAAAGATATTGATACTGTAACATACCAAGTAGATGAAGTAGGAGATATGTGGTATCTTCATTCCCCTCAAGGTAATATGGATTTACTATTCAAAAATCAGTATGCAGTAACATTAGCGGAGAGCCTTCAACCGTTTTGGGGTTCTGTAGCACCTCTTATGTTATCAGGAGTATTGAAAACAGAAGAAGAATTTAGTTCTCCGCCTAAAAAACATACACCAAAAGAAATCGAAGAAGGTTCTGTTGGTATCTTAGAAGAAGATGATGAAAATAGATTACTTAAACCAGAAGATAAGAAAAAAGCAATTGAAGTTATTCTAAGGACACTTGATACACTCACAAAAGAAAAATTGACATGGACTGGACCGAGAGGTTTGGGAATTGATGTAGGTACACCTACAGAATCACCAAGTGGACCCACAAAAATCACAGAAGAAGAAAATCTTCCAGATTTCGATGGAAGAACTGATGAAGAAAGAGATAAAGATGACAAAAAACCAAAGCACATAAAGCCTGTTGATGTTTCAACAGAAGAAGGTGAAAATCTCCATTTAGACTATGAAAACGATACCCCAGTACTTTCAAAAGTATAATAGGGGTCTATATACCATGACGAGGAGTTGTTAATTCAATGCTCGCTCTCAAGCAACCAGAACAGGGTCTTTCACTCCTCAAGAGTGGAAGCGACCTCGTTGTTGCTGGATATGCATCAGTTGAGTTGGTCGATAAACAAGGCGACCTTATCACTCGTGGTGCTCTTAAGAATGCATTTGACGGTTTCATGAAGAGTGAGAAGTACCGCAATGTACAACTTGCTCATTCAAACATCCAAGTCGGTGAAGTCTTGGATTCTTACGTAGACAACAATGGGAGAATGTGGAAGTCCGAATGCGACGACACAGGAATGTTTGTTGTCGTTCAACTCCGCAATGATATTGAGAAGGCTCGTGAAGTAGCCGCTGAAATCCGCAAGGGTAACCTTCGTGGATTTTCCATTGGAGGACAAGCATTCAAGCGAGTGCGAAAGTCTGACAATGTAAAAGGCGACTATCAAGAGATTTCAAAGATGGAATTGCATGAGATTACTATTTGTGAAAAAGGTATTAACCCCGAAGCACAATTTAGTATTTTAAAGGAGGACAACAATATGACTGATTTGAATACAGTAATGGAAAGACTTGAAGCACGACTTGATGCAATGGAAAAGGGTGAGATTCCTCCTCAACTCCGTGAGAGCATTAAGGATAAAAAAGACGACGAACCAAAGGAAGAAGCATCTTCCGACAAAGGTGATGACGATATGAAAGAAGAAAAGAAAGAAGGTAACCCATTTGCAAAGGGCGACGAGTTCAGCGATGTTATCTCATCTGAATACCTTAACTGGATGGAAGATACTCTCAAATCTGCTGGTGTAAACACCAACGAAGCACGAGCACACTTTGATGACTTGCAAAAGCAACAAATGGGTGGATTCGACAATCCTGACTCCGTAGACGGTGCTGACTACTTCGGTGGTCAAGTTCGTGGACGAGGACAAGAAGGTGGCAACCCATCAACTGGTGCTATCCCCGCACTCACAGCAGGTGGCGGAAAGCAACCTGCTGGTGCAATGGGACCTGCTAAAGTTGCAAAGGGAGATTACCTTTCAGCCTCTACAGTTTCACAATCCGACATCGAAGCCGCTTACGAAGTTTACAAAGCGGCGGCATTGGAACAACAATTCCGTGGTAACCTTGAATCCGAGTTCTCATCCCGTCTTAATCAAGAGATGGCGATTGCTAAGAACGAAGAAGCACGAGCACACTTTGATGCTCGTGAGCCACTATCGGAAGTACTCAAGTCTATTGAGTCTCTTTCCGAGCGAATTGACAACCTCTCAACCGAGAGCGTTTCAATCCAAAAGTCGGCTTCTTCACCAAACATTGAAATTCCCTCCACCCAAGATTTGGGTAACATGACTTGGGACGAGGTACACAACCTCGCTGACAAGGCAATTAGGGGAAGCAACTAATCTAAGGAGATGATGAACAATGGCAAGAGATTACATACGAAGCATTACTGACATGGAACGCTACTACTACGGTGCTGGCAACGCAATGGGTTACTCCTACTCCGGTAGCGAGTTGCTCAAGGCTGACGCACCTATGCTTTCCACAACAGCGGGAACATACCAAGCGATTTATGGTCGCAAAGTTTGGTCCCAACTAAACCAAGAATTTAACGCATTCTCAATTCTACCAAAGCGTCCGTGGGAACGAAGTGGATGGCGAGTCATCACAGAACGTCCTTCCTTTACTGTTGGCGGCGGTGTTGCAGAAAACGCAACACTTCCTGACACAACCAAGCCGACCTTCCAGCACATTGCGGCCAAGCCTAAGACTGTGGTTCACACATTCGACATGAGCGAAACCGCAATGTTCCTTGCTGACAAGGACGATGGACTTGGCGACATCCGTTCTATCCTAAAGGAAGAAATGGGTAAGCACCACGCAGAGCACATCAACAAGATGATGACCGCAGACAAGGCTACACTCGCAGGTAACGACTTTGAATCACTTGACCGTATTACGGTTGGTTCAAACGAAACTGGAACTGACATTGACATGTACAGCATTGACCGAAGTGCAAACTCTTGGTCTTACTCAGAAGTCAATCAAAACGGTGGAACAGACCGTGTTCTGTCCCTCGACCATCTTGATGACCTCTTCCAGAAGTGCTGGACTCGTGGTGGTAACCCGAAGGTTATCCTTACAGGATATGACACACTTATGCGTCTACAACAACTTCTACAATCCCAACAACGTTTCCTTGAAGAGAAGCGTGTCACCCCAACCTACAACGGTGTAAAGGGTGTACCGGGTATTGAAGCAGGTTTCATTGTTGCAACATACAACGGTGTTCCAATCATTCCATCAAAAGACGTACAAACCGATACTCTAAGTCGTATGTACTTCCTTGATACTGATTACCTGTACTTTAGCACAGCAATTCCAACGCAATACTTTGAGAGTGGTATCGAAACTGGTGACCCATTCGCTATTAACCGTCTTGGACAAGAGGGTATGTACCGAACTATGGGAGAACTATGGACTACTTTCTACGGAGGTCACGGTTCAGTCCGAGACTTGAAGTGAGGCTAATGGAAAAAACATATGGAGATGATTTATTATGACAACAGAAACAAAGACACAAAAAGGATTGACAATTTCTTTCGATGACGGTGATTTTACTACTGGTACAGTCTCGGTTCTCTTGGACCTTGACTTGCGTACAGGAACACCAGTCGATGAAACTGCTTGGTTAGACGGTAATGCTGGTGGTTCATACCCCGGTTCTCTTACTGGTTTTACCGCACAAAATTCCGATGGAAAAGCGGCAGGAAGTATGCGATTGGTACAAATTGCATTCACACTTGCTGATGCGGATGAACAAGTATTAGTTCTTACAGCAGGGGCTTCAAAAATTATTGGAGTACTTGGTACTACTTTCGCAGTAGCCGACAAAACCCTATCTGCAACCTTCACTAATACTGGTGCGGCCCCTGCCGCTAAGACTGGCGCACTTCTTCCAGCAATCGTCCTTCACGGAGAGGCTGGCGGTGCTGGAACAGTAACGGCGGTTTTGCTCAACTGAGGGTGATTAAGTGCCTCAAGTAACCTACACAGGTCCCTTCTACGAGCGAAGGCGAAGAGATTCAAATGCTTCGTGGATTCGTGGAAAAGGAGAAGAGGTTACACAAGAGTGGCTTGACGAGTGGAGAAATTCTCTACCTGAAAAGCACTTCCTTATCGAAGGAGATGAAGGAGTTACAGTCGATGGTGGTAATGATGGATTACCAGACAGCGGATGGAGTCGAAAAGACATACTTACATGGCTTGACGAACAAAACGTTGATTTACCTAATGGTTACATCACTAAAACAAAGGCACTCACTCTTGTAGACGAGCACTTAAACCCAACAGAAAATGGAGATGAAGAATAATGGCAGTAACAATAGACCCAAGACCAACAGTATTTGGCGACAGAATGATTGTAACAGGTACTTACGCCGCTGGCGATAACGCAATTGACCTAACTGGAATGCTTGCAAGTATAGACTTTGCAGGTGCAAATTCAAGCGGTGCTATTGCGGCACGACCTATCACAGACACAGGAGGTACGGCTAACCTTCAAAATGTCGTATTTGGTGTAGATGTTCGTATAGATGGTACAACCGTCCGTTTGGCGGCTGGATTGGCTGATGGAACAATCGGTGATACAGCACCCGCACAGGCTGGAACTTTTATTGCAATAGGTCGCCGTTCTTGAGGTGGCTTAAATGGCAGTATTAAGTGGCTATGGCTCACGAGTAATCGGTCCTTACAGTCCTAAAATGATGGCAGATGGAACGGCAACTGCGCTTATCCAAACAGATATTCGTGCCACAGGTGGTACGGGTGCTCTTGGAGTAGCGGCGGGAAGTACAACTGCACTCATTAGCATAGAACCGTTTACATCGCTTGGTAACCATTATTTCCTACTTACCTACACAGTTTGAGGTGAGTAAGTATGGGATTCGATGTTAGAAGCCTTGACTTATCCGACATAGTAAGGTCGAGTAAGCAGGGTGTACACGTAGACAAAAGTGGCCTTGCAGACCAAAAGGAACACCCGTTAGCGGGTGTAACAAGAGAGCAACGTAATCGAAACCGTGATATTGGTGATGTCCTCAATATCGGTTCAGGAACACGTTGTACACATTGTGGATTCCTCCATTTCCTATGGAGAGCAACTTGTGCAACTTGCGACAAACCTATGGAATACAACTTAGGACATCGAGATGAAGCAAACCGAGCGTGATTTAATGGTGAAAGTATTAGTTAAAGCAATGAAACCTCATAGGCAAAGAATTTTTGCTGATGGTAAAGAAATGAAACTACAGCAATTTGCTAATCGTAAAGTTGCTGAACAGATGCGAGCCGCAGGTCAAGACCCAACTGGTGAAGGATTTCAATCGGCTCGTGATACAATGATGCGTGATGCTGTAGCCAATCCTGAAAAGCACAGTATCAAATTCATGGGCGAAAGAGTACCCTTTGAGGGGCAAAACCTTGAACAAATGCTTAGTGAGCCTGATGTAGCAGGTGAGCAAGCGGCTATTGATGCTGAATTTAGAGATGGTGAAACGCTTGAATCAAACAACATGATGCGTGATACAAGAAGTGCTGATTCCTACAAGACTGGTGACATACATCCAAAATTGGATGATGGTGACCCTAAAGTACAACAGTGGCAATCATCAAAAGACCCATCTGAAACTCCTCCTAAAACCGCACAAGACAAACTCATGTCTGAAATCATGGACGAGACAGGCAATCTAAAGCCTGACAACAAATTCATGGATGATGGAGAAGATGAAGATGATATGCCTCCACCAGAAGAAGAGGACGACAGACCAAAGAGTGAAGATGAACTTCTTGAAAGAATCATGGCACAAAAAGCGGTATCACACATTCGTGGATTCCGTGATGCTTGGAGTGTATTGAAAAATGAGCAAGAACCTGAATTTTGCGATAATTGCAACGACCCATACCGATGCTCATGTCCTTCTAAGCGTGAAATGAATGAGCGTATAATTCAAGAAAATGGGCGATTTGTCGGAGAACGGGGTACTTTACCAGTTAGATGAGGGAGGTTAATGTGTGCCAGTAGTATTTTCAAACATGACTCCTTTCAATATAGCATGGAGTATCTTGAAATATAGTAGACCTTTTGATGAACTTCTAAACGCCTATGCTGAACATCCTTTTTTTAATCATCCCGAAAATACATCTTATAGAGAGTTAATGGAATACCTTGAAGATATTAAAGGTCAAGAAATAACTCCCGAAATAGATGAAGATAGGCGTTTTTCAGCAAAAATGGCATTGGAACATGCTGAACATCTTGATGGAGTGCATCAAGGACTTCATGATGATGACGGCAACCCATTAGGAGGGGAGAGATAATGCCAGTAGTATTTTCACCCGGCGAGCCTGAAACAAGGCCACTCGACCCTACTGCTACTGTGTACACTACTGCTCAAAAAGTCGCTGATTTACTTGACATAAGCCCCACCGATGCGGTGTTAATGTCTGCCGATGGTGATGCCAACGCTGTGTACATCACAGGGACGGACCTACGCAATCATGGTTTTTCTGTTGCTGATAAAGTAAGAATTTACAGCGATGCTGACCCATTTGGAAAAGAAGATTTAGAAATATCAGCCATAGGTGCAAGTACAGGCGGAGATACTGCTGGTACTGGGCATGTCAAAATTACGTTTACAACCTCACCTATTACAGCATCAGAATATCAAGTAGCAGATAACGGCTACATTCAAAATCAAGCGTCGTTCACAAACGGCAAAACTCGTGGTGTAACGAAAGACAAAGTAGACCACGTTATACAAAGAATGCAAGACCGCATTGACAACATTACTCACAACGCATGGCGACCATATCTCGTTAGTGCAGAATACATTAACTTCGATACTTACAAGCCATACCGACGACGGTACTATACTGACTATGTAGGTACTGCACCTCTTTTGTTCCGTAACGTACAACAAATTCTACGTATTGAATTATGGCAAGGTGATGACTATAGAGAAATCGGTGCGGCGGAAGTAAGAATAAAAATTCCAGAAGATGTAAATGCAATTACAGGTTCAATCTATATGTCTCCCGGTAATGGTACTGGAAGTGTAGTTACACTTGCACCCGGTACAGGTACTAATCAATGGAGAGCCGATTTCGATTCTACAACAACCGCACAAAACTTGGCTGACTTGATTAACAAGGAGGACCGTGTAAGTAAGACCGCAGTAGATTTCAGTCCTGCGTTTACATTAGAAGGTTCAACATCTAATGTAGCAGTACATAACGAATTTTTAGCATCAGCAAACTCCGATTTAGGTACTGGTACGGTGAAAGTAACTTCTATGAGAGGCGTGAAGGCTGGAGAATCTTGTAGTATCGTAACAACGGATTCAAATATTCAACTCGACCAAACAACTTCTGCTTCTACTACGTTCTCAAGTCTTGACTCTACAACAGTCAATGTTGCTTCTACTACAGACTTTGTACACGCTGGTGTAGCAGTAGATGCAAGCGGTGATGTATTCCGATACACAGGAAAGACCGCTACATCCTTTACAGGATGCGTTGCTGTAACAGGAAGTTTAGGTGCAATAACAGGGACTATCACACAGAACTCTCTACTTGTAGACCTACAAGGTGGTTCAAGTAGTGGCGACGTAGGGCGACTACGAGACTGGTGGCTCGACCCGGAAATGGGTATCATATACTTCAACAACTCCTATCCGTTCTTTGAATGGAA